ACAATCTGGATACTGGAGATTATTCTATCCAAGGATTAGAAGATAAGATATGTATCGAAAGAAAAGGCTGTGTTGAAGAACTAGCGCAAAACCTTGGATCTAAAAAGCAAACATTCTTAAAAGAGATTGAGAGAATGGAACCGTTCCCTCATAAATATATAATTTTAGAATTTGGTTTAGAGGATTTAATTAAGTTTCCCAAAGAGACTAGAATACCAATTAAGAACAAAGCATCTGTAAAAATAACCGGACGATATATGCTAAAGTGCTTGATAGAATTTGAATTATACAATGATATACATGTTCTTTTTTGCGGAGACAAACACACAGCATTCTTGGCAGTAAGTAGTATTTTTAAAAGAGTCAACGAAAAATATACAATTGGGAGAAAGACCTAATGACAGAAAAAGACATACTTTATGATTATCACAACTATGGTTGCAATTTAGGATCTAGAGAGATTTTCTTGCACAACCATTACGGATCTAATGACGAAGAAAATCCCGGCGTAGAATATAAAATGTCAAATACATTTATAAAGAATCTTAGAGCTTTGGATGCTAAGTCTTCGGACCAAGTTACTATACATTTACAAAGCGTAGGAGGAGAGTGGTCAGACGGCATGGCTATATTTGACGCAGTTACAATGTCTAGGTGCTATGTTACAATGATTGCTTATGGTCAAGTGGAGTCTATGAGCAGTATAATATTTCAATCAGCAGATACTAGATATATTACTCCTAACACATATTTTATGTCACATTTTGGTTCTACAGAAGCAGGAGGACATTATCTCAATGTGCAGAACTGGGTGAAGTACGAAAAATACATTTGCGATGTAATGTTAGAGGTTTATGCTAAAAAATGCGTAAAAGGAAAATACTTTCAGGACAGATACGAAGGCAAACCAACAATTGGAAAAGTAAAAAACTTTTTAAACACTAAACTAAAATCTGGTGATTGGTACATCAATGCTGAAGAAGCAGTTCACTATGGATTTGCAGACGAGATTATAGATTCATGGGAAAAAATAAAATAAAAAAAATCGATGAAGCTTGGCTTGGTCTAGATGATATTGATATTGAATTATTCAATCCCATGTCTATAGTTAGTGCCAATGACGATGATTTTAAATTGAAACTAGCTTGGCTAATGACTAGGCCAGAGTATCTTTCTTTTATAACTAAACATATATTGAATATACAGCTACTTCCATCGCAGTCTTTATTTTTATGCGAAATATGGAACAGAAAATTTCCAATGCTTATTGCCAGCCGAGGTTTTGGTAAATCTTTTATGTTGTCACTTTACGCTGTGCTTAGAGCGCTTATATTGCCTCGTAGAAAGGTTGTTGTAGTTGGAGCTGCGTTCAGACAGTCTAAGGTACTTTTTGAGTACATGGAGACAATTTGGCGTAATTCACCTATGCTTAGAGATATATGCGATGGAGATAGCGGTCCACGTAGAGATACAGATAGATGTACCCTTCGTTTAAATGACAGTACTGTTACATGTTTACCATTAGGCGATGGTCAGAAGATTAGAGGCCAACGTGCTAACGATATTATAGCTGACGAATTTGCGTCTATACCTAGAGAGATATTTGAAAACGTTGTCGCTGGTTTTGCTGCTGTTAGTGCAGACCCAGTAGAAAACGTAAAGAGATTAGCCGCACAAGAGAAAGCAGAAGAGCTGGGAGTAGTATTAGAACAACAAGAAAAAGAAGTACAGAAAGATAATCAAATCATATTATCTGGAACAGCTTACTATGACTTTAATCATTTTTCAACATACTGGAAGAAGTGGAAGTCTATAATAAAAAGCAAAGGTGAGTTAGCTAGACTAAGAGAGATATTTGGAGAAGACCCTCCAGAAAGTTTTGATTGGACTCAGTATTCAATTATCCGTATGCCATACGAGCTTTTGCCTAAAGGTTTCATGGATGCAGATCAGGTTGCTAGATCTAAAGCTACAGTTCATACTGGTATATATCAAATGGAATACGGGGCTTGTTTTACTAGAGACAGTCAAGGGTTTTTCAAGAGATCTTTAATACAATCCTGCGTAGCTTCCGAAGATTCGATCATAGGTCAAGATGGAGAGTCTATAAAGTTTGAAGCATCACTTATGGGCAAGGAAGATAGGAAATACATATTTGGAGTTGACCCAGCATCAGAAGTTGATAACTTTAGTATTGTAATTGTTGAGATTCATGAAAACCATAGAAGGATAGTATATTGTTGGACAACAACTAGATCTGAACACAAAGAGAAAGTGAAAAGAGGTCTTTCTTCAGAAACTGATTTTTATGCATATTGTGCTAGGAAAATAAGAGATTTGATGAAGCTGTTTCCTTGTATACATATTGCTATGGATGCTCAAGGTGGTGGCGTTGCTGTTATGGAGTCTATGCACGACAAAGATAAAATTAAAGAAGGTGAAGTTCCCATATGGCCTACTATCGACAGAAATAAACCAAAAGATACAGATGGAGAACAAGGTCTGCATATACTAGAAATGTGTCAGTTTGCAAAGTACGATTGGCTTGCAGAAGCTAATCACGGAATGAGAAAAGACTTTGAAGATAAAGCTTTATTATTTCCTTCGTTTGACGCACTAACCTTATCTATATCAGAACACGAAGATAACACAAAGGGTCGCATGTTTGATACTCTAGAAGAGTGCATCTTAGATATAGAAGAATTAAAAGACGAACTATCTATGATACAAATGACACAAACTACATCTGGCAGAGATAGGTGGGACACACCACAAGTTGTTGTGGGTACTGGAAGAAAAAGCAAAATGAGAAAAGATAGATATTCAGCATTGTTAATGTGTAATATGGCAGCTAGAATATTACAAAGAACTCCTACTCCAGAAGAGTATCAGTTTTATGGGGGTTTCGCAACTGGCGGGTTTATGCCTAAAACAGACGAAAAACCCTACAGCGGACCCAGTTGGTTCACTGAACAGATGAAAGATGTGTATTAAAAAACATACAATCCGATTACATTCCAATTGAGGTCAACAATGGACAAAGACATGATAACTTGGCGAAACGATGACGACAACAGCAAGGCTGAAGCTATGTCTCAGTTTTCTGACAATGTAAACTCATACTCAGGCATAAACAAAACTTCTGGCAATCATTACCGCCACTTTATAGACATTGAACCAAATAGATCAGTTAAGCCCGGATTTACAAGCAAGGACTATTATGCGTTTAGGCCAGACGAAGCAGTACCAACAGAACAAAGGCGTATCATCAGGATGTGCATGGACGCATACGACAAGGTTGGAATCATTCGGAATATAATCGATTTGATGGGAGACTTTGGAAGCCAAGGTATTAGCATCGTACATAAAGACAAAAGTGTAGAAAAATTTTATCAACAATGGTTTAAGAAAGTTAACGGCAAAGAAAGATCTGAAAGATTTTTAAATAATTTATACAAGACAGGAAACGTTATAGTTCATAGGAGTTATGCGAATATAACGCCTCAATTGAAGCAGTATATGAAGGCTATGTCTAGCGATATAAGAGTTGAAACACCAAAGGCAAAACCGAACGAAATCCCTTGGAGATACAATTTCTTTAACCCGCTAACTGTAAAAATGAAAGATGGCAACTTGTCATTATTCATGGGCCTTAAAAATTATACTATTACTACCAACTCATTTTTTGATAAGTTTAAGTCTGGAGAAATTCCAAATCACGTACTTGAAACATTGCCTCAAAACATAAAACAAAGTTTATTAAAAGGAGAGAAGGATATCCCATTAGATCCAGAGCGATTGTCTATATTTTATTATAAAAAAGACGATTGGAGACAGTGGGCAAACCCTATGATTTATGCAATTCTAGATGACATTGTTATGCTGGAAAAGATGAGACTAGCTGATATGTCTGCATTAGATGGGGCTATATCTAATATTAGATTGTGGACTCTTGGTAGTCTGGAACATCAAATTCTACCAAATAAAACAGCAATTAATAAACTTAGAGATATTCTTGCTAGTAATGTTGGTGGAGGCACTATGGAACTCGTTTGGGGGCCAGAGCTTTCGTTTCAAGAATCTAATAGTGAAGTATACAAATTTCTAGGTTCCGAGAAGTATACTTCTGTATTGAATAGCATCTATGCTGGTCTAGGTGTCCCACCAACTCTTACTGGTATGGCTAATAATGGCGGTGGTTTTACAAACAACTTTATCTCTTTGAAGACATTGTTGGAAAGACTACAGTACGGCAGAGATAGACTCGTAAGCTTTTGGGAAAAAGAAATCGAGATAGTGCGTCAAGCTATGGGCTTCAGATACAAAGCTCATATTCAATTTGACCAAATGACACTATCCGACGAGGCTGCTGAGAAAAATCTTTTAATCCAGCTTGCTGACAGAGACATAATTAGTCACGAGACATTGCTTGAAAGATTTAAGGAAATACCTCAAATAGAAAACATTAGACTTAAAAGAGAACTTGCTAAACGAGAAACTGTTGGCCCAGATAAAGCTGGCCCTTTTCATCCTCCTCCACCTCCAGAAGCAGTGGAAGAAGGCCCAGAAACTGATCCTGCGATTGATCCAGAGCCAAGTGAAACAGACGAGAAGGTGGACATAGACGCTGGAAGACCACTGTTTAAAAGAGATGAAGGTCCACGAAAACGCAGGGTTGACAAACCAAAAACTAAGCCCGGAGTAGCTGATGTTATCGTCTGGTCCGAATCTGCTTGGAACACTGTCTCTGAATGTATTAGTGATGCATATATTAAAACTCATAAAATTAAGAACTTGCGACAATTAACTAAAGCGAATTCCAGAGAAATTGAGCAACTTAAAATAGATGTTTTTACTAATCTGAAATATGGAGACAATGTGGATAATTCTCTAATTACAAAGATCCTAAAATCTAAGGCTCAAACGCCAAAATATATAACAAAAAAATTGAACGATACTAACATAAGTATGGATAACACTTCAATTGATGATTATAGAAGACATGCGATAGGTTTGTTTGTTGAGCATCAGATTGGATAATACATTGTAATTCTGATGTTTTTGTGTATAATGATCAGAGAGGTGTAGATGAAAATATTTAGTAAAGAAATTGAAGACGGCATAGCTGAACTTGTGCAATCAAGCGCGAGTGTGGCTTATTGTATGCCCGCTTCTTTGGCTAGCGATAAAAGTAGTTCCCCAACATCAAAAGATTTTATTGATAAAATAAAAGCTGAAAGCGCTAACCCAAAACAGATTGATCTTTATTATATTACATCCGTACTCGTTTCTACTGGATGGAATAAAAATGACGATGTATTTAATTCTGCCTCAACTTGGGCGGCTAGAGATACTCCAGAAGATAAACAATTTAATTTTATGCACGATGAAAATGATATCATCGGTCATATTACTGGCAGTTATGTGGTTGACAAAAATGGAGACCCCATAGCGGA